GGGGCTTCCAGACCCCTTAACAAATATATTCTTCCAGCCGTGAGTCCAGTCCTGAATATAAATCCAGACACTATATGAAAATTCAAGTCCCAATTCACTATTCTTAACCGTGAATTTATTATTCTTCAATCCAAAAGCATTCACAGGAGTATCAATAATAATATTTTGATTATTCTTATTTTTATTATTATTTACAATAACAACTATAACAATTACAATAATAGCAACTGCTAATATACCAAGAAGAATATATCCCATCTGTTTATTAAAAAGACTATTTGAGCCCATGTTGTTCATCGACGATGACGCCCCCATATTCGCTACACCAGCATTCGGAACACTTGTAGATGCGCCAGTACTATTTGAAATATTAAAATTCATTTCTACTAAAATTTACAAAGATTATTTTTTATCTAACATGGTATAATATCATTATTTAATGGATTATTATTAATATATTCATCAATTGCTTTCCTCTCTTTTTCATACATTGAATGAATTGTGCTCCCAATTAAAGCGCTCGAATCATATCTAAATAAATAAATTCTTCCATTAAATCCTCCATTTAATCCTTTCATTATATTTGTATTCTTCATTATAGGATTTCCAGTTAAACTAATCGATTTTTCAAGTAATCCATTCTTATAAACTTCTAATGACCGACCATTAATAACGATTGTAATACAAAATAACTCGCTTAATGGAATATCTTCTATAATTATAGCATTTCCTTCATCTGGTCCATTTTCACATGCAAATGTAATAATTAGATTATTAGAAGTTGGCTCTAAATATACACCCGGGCTTTTATTCTTATATAAACTAATATCATTTTGGTCCCCACGAAACCATACAGTTTTCCATTTCTTATTAGTGTTCATAAAATTATCAGGACATACAGCCATCCAAAAACTATATGTTGCTTCAAGTCCTAAATCATTGGGTAAATCCTCCTTAATTGCGAAGGAATACATTGTCCCATCAGTCATAGAATTTAAATATTCGCTATTAGATGCAAATGGAATGCTCATTGGAGTTCCTACACGTAGTCCAAAAGTTGAATCATCATAGAAATCAATATAATCCTTTTGATTCAAATTAACATTGAATTTTGTCAGGAAATAAATAATGAATCCAATTTCAATAATTATTAAAACAAGTAATAATATAAATTGATTTGGAGGAACATTCTTGATAACATACGCATAATAAAAAATACAAACAGTTAATAAAAGAAGCAAACATGTCCAACCTAACTCACTCTGGATTCCTCTTTTTGTAAAAGCAATAATCATAAATGTAATAATCGGAATTGAAATAAAAATAAACATCAATAACCATCTATAATTATAAATACCAGCAAAACCATTACCAATCTTATTTAAAACACCCCCATTCCCATATCCATTCCCATAATTTCCTTGATTTGGATAAAACTGATTAGTTCCAAATGAATAATTATTATCGTTCATTAATTATATAAAATATATTTTTCTTTCATTTTACAAACCTCTTCATTATATTATTTCTCGCAGTTTTCTTCCCATGACAATTTCTACATAACGCCTGTAAATTGTCTAAATCATTTGTCCCACCATCTTCAAGTGCGAGGACGTGGTCAATTTCATAAGTTTCATCAAGCAAATTATTACAACTCTTACATTTCCAATACTGATTCGCAGCGACATACTTCTTCACTGATTCCGGAACATTTCGGATTGACTTTGTGGTCGTATGCTTTTTAATAAGTTGCTGGGGCCGATTCATTCTAAAACTTGGAATTTCCTTCTTTTGAAGAAATGGTATATCAATGTAAAGAGCAGGAATAATAAAAGATACTATACTTACAAAGACAACAATTGTTTTTGATAGGCCCGTAAATTGATTATAGGCTCGAATAATAATATTATTGTATTTATAATTAATAAAAAGTAATACACCTAATATGAAAACCAGTAATACAATTTTTGCGGTATATTGTTTTTTCATAAATTATATTTTATTATTTTTTTATATTATTTATCATAGCTTCCGGTAAAAACTGGGAAACCCCTTCAAATGGATTTGCTCGTCCTAAACTAAATGAGTTTGTCGGTTTCATTCGGTCAGGAATACATGGTAATTTAACATTTAAAGGACCCTCTGTTGTCGAGCTAAAACATTGACCCTGACCTACATTATTCCTACAATAACCACAACCTGATGTATTTCGACATTCATCCTCATCTAAACCTTCGCACGGTTTTGACTTCTTATTACATTCAGCTTCTGATAAATAGACATCCAATGGATACTGGCTTATTCCATTATCACCACACGTGTTTTTACTTGGGTCAGTTGGGTCATACTTATGTTTTACACAACCACATTTTTCATAACACCAGAAATATTTTTGGCGGTTATCATCTATGAAATTTGTAAAACTTTCTTTTTTATTTTTAAATTGTTCTTCCTTTTGATTATTATATTCTTTCTCATATAAACTTGGGCATACATTTTTACAATTTTTATCCGGTATTTTATTAACATAATTACCTTTTATTATAAGGCATTCTGGCGGTCTATTGTATGAAAAAACACAATTTGTGTCGAATATATCATAATACATATCTTTTGGTTGAACTGAAACATCTTGATTTTCTAAAACATCCTCGCGAGTGGCATACTGACTTGGGACATCATTTGGATTTACAAAAGTTGGGATTTGATTATTTGTTTGTTTTACATTTGAAATAAGTGTTGGAGTTGGCTTAAATGGTTCATGAATTGTATTGAAATTTACAAAAAATATAAATATAATAATAACAAATAATATATACATAAACTTTTTTAGAAAAACTTTTTTTCTAAAACTGGTAATTTAGTATAACTATAAATAACGTAGTAATTTATAGTTCTAGAGTTTGTTATATGACTTCTTTTTATCGAGAAGGCATATTCGGAGTTTCTACATTATACTCGTGATAAATTGTCTTATATTTTCCATCAGATGGGTCCCATCTGGTTTCAATAATGAAGCCTCCATAAGTATTAAACCAAGAACGTGATTCAAGTTGAGAGTTGGGTTGAAAAGTATTCGGAGAAAGATTGATTGGCATATTATAATATATAAGATATTTTTACATTCGTAAAATAAAATATAAGAAAATACTTTAATAATTATGACAACACTTCTTCAAGAAAAGAAAAATTACAGTATAGAGGACCATGTTTCCCTATTTACTGAGAATGAAAATATGGATAACGTTGAAATTGAGAGTAATCTCTTAACTCAATATCCTAAACGATTCAATGAATTATTTATCCAAATCAAAAAAGAGGAATTTCCAACGGCTCATATTACGGAAGAGTTAGAACTATTTAAAGACAATATCCATAATCAACTTACTAAATGTAATACAAATATTGGAATGATTTATACAGATAAAATATTAAAATCCCCCTCTTCTGATAAAGACATTATTCTAAAAAGACAAGACCTTATAAGAACAGTTTGTAATAAATTTACAGAAAAGACAGATGAAGAAATAAAAGGGATTAAGGATTCAATTAATGACGCGCTTTGGTTTTATAAATCAAAGAATGAGCACAGTGATTATATTTACTCGATGATGTATTTCAATAATTACTATTTGAAATTTTTGAATAATTATGAACCATTTTTAACAGTATCGAACGCATACAAGATAATAATAAGCCCGATTATGTGTGCGATAAGCCCACTTGTTTATATAATTGTTCCTTTTATTTTAATGAAGTTCATGGGAATTAGTATCCCTATCAAATTATTCATTAAAATAATGTGGGACCAAAGTAGCATGATTTCTATCCCATTTATCAAGAATGAATTTCTAAAAACTGTAATCAAATGGTTCTCAAAAGCGATTAGTGTGTTTTTATATTTCCAGAATATTTATTATACATATAATGAATCTAAAATAACAGTCGGAATTGCTAACTTTTTTCAGAAGAAATTGGAGAATGTTAAGAGTCTATTGCGGATGAACACGTCATTGAAAGAGAACTTTGAGGGGGTAATTGAGAAAGATGAAGTCGGTTTTAAGAGAATAGAGAATGGCGGAATTTATAATGGGACATACTCTATAATATCAAACAAGGGAGTTATATTAAAGGATTTCTATGAGTTCATGGATAACAAGCACGACTTTTTGAAAGTGTTGAATAATATTGCGTTTATAGATTGCTATTTTGGAATTGCGAAAATGATTCGGGAGAAGAGTTATTTCCATATCCCGCGCGTTTTGGATTCGTCGGTTCCACTTTTGAAATTGGAGGGCGTCTGGCATCCTGCGGTTCAGAGAGAGAAGAACATTAAAAATAGTATTGATTTTACTGAAAAGACTCGAAATTATATATTAACTGGTCCAAACGCCGCCGGAAAATCGACATTCATTAAATCCGTCTTCTTAAATATTTATTTGGCGCAAACTATGGGGATAAGCAATTCAGAGAAGATGGAATTTACACCATTCTCTTATTTCTTAACTGGAATTCGGAACCAAGACGCACAAGGTTATGAATCGCTGTTCGAATCCGAGGTACATAAAATACGAGATTATTTCAATGTTATTAAGAAGTTTAAGGGATTCACATTTTCGATATTAGATGAAATATTTACTTCGACTAATTTTAATGAGGGATATTCCGCTGCGAACGGTATGTGTCATACAATTGGTAAAATGAAGAATTCACTCCATATTGTGGCGACTCATTACACGAATTTACACAAAATTGAGAAAAAGGCGGATTTAGGATTTAAGAACATCCGGTTTTCTGTTAAGTTTGAAGGAAGTTCGATATTGTTTCCGTATAAATTGGAGGATGGATATTCTAAGCAGTTTATCGCTTTACAATTGATGATAAATAAGAAATGCGACGGAGAATTTATGGAGAATTGTTTGAATTGCTTGAAGGATTTGGAGAGAAAACCGGAGAAGAAAAAGGTTGAGAAAGTGGAGAAAAAGAAAAAGAAATCAAAACGGAGTGTCGTTTAGATTTAAAAACAATTATCTTTTAATATTTAAAATGCAGACATATATTTTAATTTTAATTGGTATATTAGTTTTATTATTAATTGGAGTTGTATATTTCGGATGGAGGAAAATTATTAATTTAGAGATTGAGTCCAACAAAAATAAATATGATATTGAAGCATTAAGAGGATTACTTAGTAAATTATTAGATGGCGACGAAATAGAAATAAATCCGTCTTTTTTTAAGAAAGAGAAACCATATAATATTCAAATGAATGCGAGTGAATTGAAGAATCAGCAATTTGGAGGCGCGGATGAAGAAGAAAGTCAGGTTGAAACATTACATAGTAGCGACGATGATGAAGAGGAAATTCCGGAAGATGAGAGCACTGTTTCAATTGAGAATATTGAGGATGAAGATGATTCGGATGAAGAGGAAGATTCGGATGAAGATGATTCAGATGAGGATGATGAAGATGATAATGATTCAGATGAGGATGATGAAGATGATGATGATTCAGATGATTCAGAAGAATCGACATCAGAGAAAGAAGAAAATGAAGTTGAAAAAGAATCTTTTTCTGAACCAGAAGTAAAGGAGATTAAACATGAAGAAGAAAAAACAGAAGATAAGCAAGAAAATAATGAAGAGAAAGATGAAACAGAAGTAAAAGTTGTTGAAGTTGAGAAAAAGAAAGAAGATGAAGTTTCCGTAAATAAGAATGTTAAAAAATTTCCGAGTGAATCATTGAAAAATTATAAGGCGGGAGATATTGTTGTTTCAAAAAATGACGGAAACAAATATAAAGTTGTTATGTATAAGAATCAGAAGAAGTGGAAACTTATTGAAGAATAAAATATTATTGCGATTTTTCAAAAAAAACAATTAAGAATCAATTTACAGCTATTTTCAAAAAAAGTATAGTTTTTTCAAATAAAAATATAGCTTTTTATTTTATGTTTATAATTCGATGACTACACGACGACTATTCGGAATTTAAACAGCTTAAAAGAATCAATATTATATATATTGATTAGATAGGTTGTAATGTCTAATTATCTAATAATAAAAATTCGGGTCTGATCTGAACAGATTAAAAACTCTTTGAGTTTTTAATCTCTTGAGTTTATATATGACATAGTCATATATAAACTGAACAGAAAATATATATGATTTTGGATTTTATTAGATATACATGAGTTTAACATGATTCATGTATCTTATACAACCGTTAGTCTTAAAGACTTCGTCTTTAAGACTCAAGAGATTAAAAACTCTTCGA